CAAGAAGCGGAACAAGGTGGTGTACTCTCAAAGGAAGTTCAAGTTCTTTTTCAGGGTCGGACTCTGCTGTGAGAGTGTCGTGTGCTTTTTTGTACATGACCTTGAATGTACCCGCGACTTCCGGAGCGAATACCAGGATGGAACCCTGCTCGACTTCAAAGTCATTGAACCGCTTATACCCTACGCCAGATGCGTTTTCTATCATCACCGGCACGGAGGCGAATGAAAGGAATGTATCCTTGCCGTTTCTCCGTGTCAGACTGCGCATGTCATAGTAGTTGTATTCATCATCGGTCCCGTCCTGCTCGATTTCGAATTCACCGATGATAGGAGACACTTCAACATTGATCCGCGAGATTGCCCTGTTTATAGAGTTGTATATGAGCTCGCCAAACTCTTCCATTTCCGCATCATCCGAAAACCCAAGGTCGCGGATGTTGTCGATTACTTCTTGTAGATTCATTTGATCACCTTCTTGATGGCATCGAGGATATCAGCCTTCTTTGCATATCTGTCGACCTCAATGCCGTTCTCATAGGCATATGCGATAAGCTCCTGCTTGGTCATGTTCTCAAGGACCGTAAGACCCTTGTCTGTCTGAACGCTTTCCTCGACGAACTGTTCCATGTTCTTTCTGTTTTCCGCTACACGGCGGTCAAACTCCATTCGTCTGAGTCGCAGGATCTCCCTCTGTTTTCTTGTTGACATACTGTTTCTCCTAAAAAAATAAGGGCAGACCCCGTAGAGCCTGCCCTCTTAAAAGTTATCTCATTTCGTATCCATACATAGACAGTTTGCTTGCAGTGGCTTCATTGGTTTCCACTGTAATAACTCCTGTCGCCTTGTTTACGAACCGAGCAGAATCCAGCCAGATCAGATTTGTGCCGACTGCCGCAGATACTGTGAGGTCCTGTGCGCCCATTCCGGTGTTTCCAGCCTTGAATGTGACTGTCTTTGCCGCAGAATCATCATTAATGATGACGAATACTGTCTTGTGGTCCTTGAAGTCAGCCGGAATGGTGATGGTGTCATTCGAAGTGATGTAGTTCTTAGTCAGTGCGCCGGAGATTGTGTTCGGCGCCCAACCGTTTTCCTGTGCAGGTGCGCTCGCAGATACCTGCGCCGCATCTCTGTAGTCCTGTCTGTAGATAGGAATTGGTACTGCTGCCATTTATTTCACCTCCTTATGCCAATGCCACATTGAAGTCGATGCATTCCTTCGGAGCTACTACCATGCCGTCATACAGGGTGTAACCCTTGACGCAATCCTTGAAGTAGTCGTCAGGTCTGTAACCTTCCATGTGGGTGTACGGGTTAACGAATGCGATAGCGTTGTCTGTCTTCAGCTGACAGTGCCATACCTTGGTATTGGCTGTGCCACCAACAGTTTCCAGTGCGTTAGCACAGTTATTGGACTCCTTCAGGATGATTCCGCCATAACGGCCAACTCTGCCGTTTGCGATCATCTCGGAGTTGTCAGTATCGAGTTCGACATACGCTCTCTTCAGCATCATTACGAGTGCCGGAGGCAGTGTCAGAGTGACTTTGGTGCTTCTGGATACATTGTTGTCCAGCAGTTTCAGATAAGCATTGTCGATAGCGTCCAGAATAGCTGTGGTTGTACCGTTTCCGTCCGCAGATACAATCGGCACAGTAGAGAACGCTGTCTCAACCTTGCCCAGATGTCTTGTAGCAATGAACTGGTCGATGATGTCGGCCATGTTGTCCTTTGCCTTGGATGTGTACTTGGCCAGCAGGCCCTTTCCGCCCTTCGCCTGTTCCTTGTCGAGGTCGTCAAGGAAGAAGTTGAAGTAGTTGATCTCGTTGATCGGCATCAGGAAGGAGCTTCCGCTGATTTCATCAGGATTCGGAAGCTGACCAAGCTTACCGTTGTGCCATGCTCCAATCGGAACATCGCCCAGTTTGAAAACTCTTACGGAGTCGCCCTCTTTTCTTGCGTCTCCCTCATAAGTGTGATTTGTGTTCTCTTTGAAGACCAAGGTTTTATCGAGATCTTCCTGGAACTTCTCGGACCACACTTCGCCCTTAAATTTCTGAAATGCCATTTAGTTCTCCTGTTCTGCCCAAGGGACAGATCATTTGCCCCATGAGCTAAATACTTTTTTCCAGTTTGCTCTGAGCTGTTCAGAAGACATGGCGTCGATTTCAGCGTCGGTGTAGCGGTCCTTTTCTGCTGTGCCTGTGGCAACTGTGCCGGGAGGTTTTGGCGGAGTCTTCTGACTCGCTATCTCCCTGCCCTTGACTGCCCAATATGCGTCTTCAGGCGTTGCCCCCATGGCAATGTAGTTGAAATAGGGTTCGCCAAGTTCATCAAGGCTTCTCAGCTTTGGGTCGATTTTCCGCAGTTCTGAAAGATGTGCCTGCATCATTCGCTCGGCTTCTACATCGTCGAGCTGTTCTTCGAGCTGCTGTATCCGCATGTCCTTTTGTGCGGCTTCCCTCGCAGCGTCCATCTCTGCCCTTATTTCGTCTTCTGACATTCCTGTAACTTCAGACAAAGCAGCGATCTCCGCATCATCACCTTTTCCTGTGAGGCGTGAATATATGGATGATCTTGCTTCGTTTTCGGCCTGCATCTGTGCGAGTTCGGCCCTTGCATCTTCAGCCGCTTTCTGTGCCTCCTGCATCTGCCGTCTCATCTCGGCGAACGTTGCATCGGCTTCGGTCTTCTGATGCTCCGTGGATTCCGGTTCGGCGACTTCCGGATCTTCTGCGCCTGTTTCGTTTTCTACCGGTTCAGCGACTTCCGGCATTTCTGCGCTTGTGCCCTCAAAATCTGGCATTTGAAACATCCTTTCTGTTATTTGGTTGTAACGTGTAGTGACTTGCTCCCACAACTTGCAGAAGTGGGGGCTTCCTGCTCAATGGCCCTGCCGGGCCAAGTATCAACAGGCTATCCCCGCCTGTCCGGCGGTTCTCTATTAAAAAAGACCCATGAGGGTCTGATTTAATCGAGGCAGGGGCGGACTTTCCGCCCCTTATGGAGTGATAAAAAGGAGGTAAACGTGAAGCATGAGAGCTTACTCTTCACCAGGTGTCTGCATAGCCATCTGCTGCTGCATCATGGCCTGCTGCTGCATCTGCTGTTCCATCATTTCCTGCTGTTGTTTTTTACGTCTTTCGAGTATCTTTTCGTATGCCGCCTTCGGAATCGTTCCTGCTTCGGAAACTTCTACCCACTCGTCGAAGTTGATCTGCTTCATTTCGAGCAGTTTGTCATTCTCCTGCTGGCGTGCCTCTGAAATAAAGGCTGTATCCTTGGTGACGTCTATCTTTGTACGCGGTCTGATCCTGTCAAGTTCTTCCGCGGTGATTACGGTGGCGTATTCCTGTTCCTTCGTCTGTGTCTGCGGCTGACCGGTCATCGGGTCAATCACTGGAGTATCTTTTCCGGTAAGCGGATCTGTACGCATCACAGGAACCTCGACTTCCTTTGTCATGATCACCTGCATGCCGTTCGGATTGAACGTCTGCCAGAGATCCACCCACAGATTCGCCATATCTTCAACGAACATCTTGAGATTAGCTACAGTGTCGTCATGCATCGACTGTGCCTGGTCATTTACCGCAACGATAGCGGATGCCGCTACTCTCTGAAGGTCGATATTACCCATCGTGGTATCACCGGAACCACTTAGTTCCTGTGTGATCTCCAGCAAATCGTCCGTAAGTCTCTTCGGTTCTTCATTGGATTGCGCCGGATTCAGGTACGAAACCGCCTGATTTACACTTTGCGCTCCGCCAGATGCTACGGCAATAGGCATTCCTACGAGCATCAGGTCGTCAGGGTTCGTTACCATAGTCTCATCGTAGGCCATTCTCGGATATGCTGTATTTTTAGTGGTCATTGACCGCCTTGCCAAGGTCTTGTTGATCAAAAGCTGATTCGGAATCAACCCTTCTACTTGCGAAACGCCTCTGGCATCGTTCGGGAATTCTTCCCATGAGAATTTAACGATCGGATAAAGACTTAATGCTCTGCCCTTTATACCGTTTGCATCTTCAATCATGCTTGGAGTGCCTTCGATAGGCCTCTCTTCTTCGACCATGGCGTTCTTTGTGCATTTGGCGACATAGACCACATCACGCATTTTGCCGGTATCGACGATTCTTGCGCGGCGCTCTATACCGTCTTCGCCCTCAACATCCTCCCAGATGGCTTCTGTGATGGGCTCTTTCTTCTTTTCGAAGTGTGTGATCATCGTTACCTTCATGGTGTCCGATGAGCCTTCGTTTTCGACCTCATCGATGTTGCCAAGAGTGTAGTCAGTGTCTCTATCCGGGACGATCAAGGCAATTTCATCTTCAGGAATGCCGTTTTTCCGGGCCATTTCCTTGACTTCCTCGACGCTTCTTCTCTCTTGGATGATGATATAGGGCTGTCTTTGAATATTTGGTTCAGATTCGTCCCCGTATAACACATCAGTATTGAGCAAAATCTGTACATCTTCCGGATTTGCGGTCGGAAAATACTGCAGACCGTCGCCTGTGATGCATCCATGCTTTAATGTTCTGCGACACAGAACGTCTTCGTTAGCCTTTTCCCACGAGGCGCTGAACATTTCCGTCAGTTTTTCGTACACCGGTTCCATATCTGTCCGTCCGTCCATATCGGAATAGTTGACAGACATGCGATTTGTGTAGATCGTGGTAACTTTTCTCATGACATTGGGGTGGATGAAGTTGAACATCGGTAATTCTTCACCGTCAGCTTCGATTCCCTCCCACTGTTTCCCAACAAAAAAGTTCCAACATGTGTTGGAACGTCCCATCAGGTTCTTTAAGTTGAGATAGTCTCGGCCTTTTTCGTATCTTCGCCAAAATTTATTATCCATGTTTTTCCACCTTTATCTGGCCTCTGGATGTGCCGTCGTATCTTTCGATATTTGCGAGAATATCGTTCGTTCTCTTCTCTTCAGGCGTCATTTTCGGCTTTTTCTTCGGTTTGGGAACGTTGAATACCGGCTCCTCTGCGGCTTTTTCGGGCTTCTCTGCGATCTTGAGTCCGAATTTTACCGCCTTGATCACCATGAACTGTGAAAACATGGCGAAAATAAGGACCATGAGGATCAATATAAGGTCATGCATACATACCTCCTAGATTGCCAGGATGGGCGAGCCGATATCTTTTCGTGCCCGCCGTTCTTTCTGTATTTTGAATGGCGCTTTGGTCTTTTTCTTTATCTCCTGCCTCATGACACGAGAATTGATGAGTCTCACAAGCGCCTGTGACATCGAGTCGACGATATCGTCGTGCTTTCCGTTAGGGAAAGAAGCACACTGATCCACGAATTCCCAAGTGAATTTCTTATCCTTGGGCAAATAAACGTTTCCAGCTTCGATGGCAAAGCTTACAGCCTGCACACGGGCTTCTTTTGACTTGTCAGGTGACACCGGAATAACGCCCATGATCTCGTTCCGGAGGACCTGAATGACCGCAGTACCGTTTGCTTTGTCTTCTATGAGCTTTATGTTGGCCTGCGGGTATTTCGCCGACAAAACTTTGATTTTCCGCACCGTAGCCGTGAAGTTCAGGTGTTCATTTATGAGATCTACGAGGTAGATGCGATTGCCTTTTCTGCCCCATACTGTGATGGCGACATAGTCGTTCTGCTTTTCGTCCTTGAACGCAGCATCGACGGAAATCAGCATCGTATCAAATCTCAAATTCCCGTTTTCGTATTCTGACCTCTCGTAGTACTCCCACCAGTTTCTCTTCAGCATGTTGCCTTCGAGAGCCGTAGGCCGTCCCTGATAGAGCGCATTCCAAGTTCTTACGCCTTCTTCATCTATGAGGGAGGCTTTGAAATCCTTGAGCCATCGGTTATCTTTTCCGATTTCCGGGCAAATGGCGTCTCCTATCTTTCTTCCCAGAGGGTCATCCTCGGAGTCGCACTCGCATGGGATGTTGACCACAGTGGTTTTGTCCGGGAAGGCATTGATGATTCTTCCTGCCAGGTCGTCTTCGTGCCAACGAGTCATGATCAGGATGATTTTGTCGTTCTTTCCTGCACGAGTCAGGATGGACCTCTGAAAGTCCGCCCACTTCTTCTCGCGGTCGTTTTCGGAATCGGCTTCGACAGCGTTCTTTACAGGGTCGTCTATCACAATAAGATTTCCTGTATAACCGGTCAAAGGTGATCCATAACCTCGAGATATCATCCGGCCTTTGTGTTTCTTGTACTTGAACTCCTTGGCTGTAGCTTTCTTGGGGTCAAGAGAAACTCCGAACAGATGACAGTAGTTTTCGACCTTCTCGAGATTTGATTTGCCGAATCTTTCTGCAAGCGTATCTCCGTACGAGACCTCAATCACGCCTTTGTCAGGGTTTTTCATCGAGTACCAGGCAGGAAAAGATTCAGTGACCGTAGTGGATTTTCCGACCTGCGGAGGAGTGTTCAAGATGAGAATCTCAAAGGACTTCTCGTTCTTTCGCTCGACAAACTCCTGTACAGTCCTGCAGAGGAATTTGTGCAGTTTCGTCGGATACCACAATAGGTCATTAGGAGGTCGTTCATGATTATGTACATAGTCGCAGAAATATAAAAAATCTGCCTGTATCTGTTTTAGGTATATTTCCTGAATATCCATAGCAAAAGGGGTATTTTTACCGCCCCTTACGGCAGGATATGAACTTACGCCGCATATCCCCGGCGGCAAGCCGCCCGTTGGGCTAATGCTATAAATTTGTTATGTGCGTTGGGCGCACTGGCGGTAACGGCTGGACTCGAACCAGCGCACGGGCGGTTTTGCTTTTCGCTTGCCTCCCGCTCTACCAACTGAGCTACGCTACCATATTGCCGGCCCACCGTTACACTACCCGTCCGGCGCGTTATTCTTACGTCTCCTTGCAGAAGGATGCTCTCGGAGTGTTGATGGGTCCGGCATCTTCGATCTCTCGATCTACAAGTGTGCTATATGGCGGAAAGTGATGGAGTCGAACCATCTTCACTGTCGTGTCCTCCGATTAGCAGTCGGGCCGATTACCGTTCTCGCAACTTTCCATATGGCGGATGGAGTAGGATTCGAACCCACGGGGCTTTCGCCACTATAGTTTTCAAGACTACGCGCTTATGACCACTTGC